GCCGCACGAGGCTCTTCGTCAATCACCCCATCGTAGAGGTCGACGCCGTCCTCTTCTGCCCACAGTGCCTTCACGAACTCTTCCTCTTTAGCACGCCGCGTACCCACGCGGTGACCGTCGGAAACTTTTGTTGAAAGACTTCATTACTCTCAGGTCGTCCTTGTGCTCCCGCCAACGCGGCGAATGCCTCGGCAAAGGCCTCCTTGTTGCTGGAGATCACATGCGAGTAGACCCAGTGCCTATCCTTATCGTTAAGAGTGGCGGCGTCCTTTTTCAACGCGGCACCAAACTCAGGATCATCAGACCAGAACTTTCCTCCACCTAGGTGTAGGTCGACCGCGTGGCCATACTCATGGACGGCGTTGCCTGCTACCTCTACCGGATCGTCTCCTCGGCGCGGATATAGGTAGATGTAACCCGAAGGCGATCCACCACCTATTGCCTGAAAATGAGCCTGTGCGGTAGACGGAACGTTCTTAGGGCGGTCACGGATAATGGCGTTGCTCGACGCTCCTCCGGCCAACCGCATGTCCGCTGGAATGGCGCTGAGTTGGCCTTGCACGGCGGCTACGAACATCTTAACCTTATCACCGATCCTATTCTCTACCGTGAGATGCTCATCACCCTCGCTGCTGCCGCCAACCTCCCCCGGTCTACCGGCATGGCCGAAGAAGCCGGAGCCGGAGCCGCCGAGCGCGCGAGCATCCTTCTTGGTTAGAATAGCGGTACCATCAGGACGATGACTTACCGTAAAGGTAAGATCACGGTCGAGTAAAACCTCTTTTGCGTCACTAAACTCATGCTTAGAACCTAAGTTTTGATTCACATCAACCGCATGTGTTCCTGCTGGCACATGAAGTTCTACCACGTGTTGTACATCAACGTCCCCATCTTCATTTTCATACCGTAGGACGCCGTGTTCAAACACACTGTCATTTGGGTCTCCTTGGTACAGCGCCGCTTGAACTTCTTTAAGACCCTCCATCGTACTAGCAGTAGACAAGTAACCCTTGTCATTGAACTCAACGCCTAACTTTGCAAACTGTTCTTCACTTACCAAGCGGTATAAGACCTGGTCCTTAGTTAACGTACTCTTCGCCATCACTGCGTCTAGCGTCTTAGACACGTCAGTCTCTTTTCCCTGGCGTAGGTCATCATTAACATCAGGGCTGAACGTATAACCGCTAAGCGTTTCTCTTTCTCCCTCAGTGAGACTGCTCTTGCTTGTCAAGCCACTCTCACCACCAGTCGATGATCCCCCAACCTCTCCCGGTCTCCCAGCATGGCCGAAGTTCCCGGAACCGGGGCCGCCCAGATCTCGCTCGGCCGCATCGACGTCGATCAACCCGCGTTGCTCAGCGATGATGGCATCACGCCACTCCTCATACGTGACCGCACTTGGGAAGTCATCAAGGAATGCGCTCGCCGTCTCGAGGCTCGCCTCCTCGTCCGTCTGGTCGGCGACCTCCTGCTGCCGCTCTGCCTCGGTCACCAGCCCCTGCCCACAGCGGCAGTTGGGATGCGCGGGCGGGTTCATGATCTCCTCGCCGTCGGGCGAGATGAACGGCGCGTCCAGCTCCACGCGCTGACCGTCCATCTCCGAGCACGTCGGGCAGGGCACCTTGTCCAGGCCCTCGACCCACATCCACTCGCGGCGCTCGCCGCCCGTCAGCAGCCCCTCGTCCACGGCCTGCTGCCACGCCTCCTGCGTGCCCGCGTTCGACGCACCGATGAGCTCCGTCCGCGCGATCATGCGGGCGCGTTGGTTGATCAGCCGGTCCGAGTACTCCTCCACGCGCTGGTCTATCATGTCCGCGTCGAACCCGTCCTCCGGGATGCGGATCGCGGTCTTACCCGCGTACACGAGCGCGCCGTCGCCCGCGTAGGTCGGCGACGTCGGGTCGAGCAGCGAGCGCAGGTTGAGCATCGCCTGCGTCTGCGGACCGGTGAGCCCGACCACGCTGCGGATGAGGGACGCGGCGGCCTGCGGCGTCATGTGCTCGCTGAACGCCCTCGCGATGATGCTCCGCACCTGCTCCCTGTCCGCGATCGTCGAGAGCAGGCTCGCGGCCTGGTCCTTTGCCCAGGCGAGTGCCTCGGGGGAGGTGTGGTCGAACGCGAAGGAGACGGAGGACTTGGGCATCAGCTCTCTTTAGGAACCTTCCCCCACTCAGCCATCGTCGCATTACTCTTGTAGTGAGCCTTGTACTCCGCGATGCACTTCTCGTTGCCCGGGTGGTCGAGCCCGTGTGAGATGTTCGGCAGCCCGGTCGCAGAGATGCCTAGGTCGTCGTGTCGTCCACAGACCAGACACACGTGAATGCGGTGCGGGACGTCCGTCTTCGTCCCCTCTGTCGATGAACCACCCTGCACACCGGGGACGCCGGCATGTCCAAAGTATCCGCTGCCCGGACCGCCCGCAGCCCTCGCACGAAGCGGCACGCCGTGCAGGTGGATGCTCCTCGCCGCCATGTCCGCGCCGTCGAGCAGTGTCGCGTGCAGGTCCTTCTGCAACTCCGGACCGACGCTGCGCTCCAGCTCGCCGAACGCCTTCGACACCTCGTGCTCGACCATCGTCTGTGCACCCGTGCCGACGGCGTAGGACAGAAGCTTGGGGGACAGGGCACGACGCGCCCTACGGATCGCGTCGAGGATCTTGCCCGCCAGGCTCGGCGCGCGCTTCTTGGCGACGGACTCGGCGCGGAGCTGAGGGAGGGTGAGCCTTGCTGCGGCGGCACGTGGCGTCGGCTTACTGCGGTTGTGGTCCACCACCGGCACCGTCGCTCCCACTCCGCCGGGAGGCGTGCGCGTATGATCAACAACGGGTACCGGCCCGTTGCGCTTTGTCCCGGGCACCACGACGCCGACCTGCGTCTCGTCCTGGGCACCCGGCACTCCTGGTGCCATCGGCGCGCTCGCCGCGATCTCCGCCTTCTGCTGGTCGCTCAGCGGGTCCTTGCCCAACACGTCGTTGCGGATCTCGGCGTTGGTAATGATCTCCTGACCGAGCTTCTGGTACTTCAACGCGAGGTCGGCCTTCCCCTGCTCGTCGAGCTGGACGAGGGACGGCCACTTGACGTCCCACTCCTTCGGCGTCGGCAGCACGCCCACCTTGATAAAGAGTTCCACCAGCGGGTAGAGGACGTAGGGCATCGCGAACTGGTCTCGCCTATCCTCGATCTGCGTGTCCCAGTTCGTCGCGTCCTGGATGCTCGACAGTTCCCCGCGTTCGCTGCCCTGCAGGATACGCTTAGGCATACTTGTGCTCGCTGCCATGATCGTCAGCAGCGAGTCGACCTGGTTCGCGAAGTTGGCGACGTCGCCGCCGAGCTCTTGGACGTTCATCCCCTGCACGGTGAGGATGCGCTTCAGTTTATGCTCGTACTCCTCGAACTGTCGCTTCAGGGAGTCGACCTTCTTCTTGCCCTCGTCGGTGGAAGTGTCGAGCGAGAGTTCCTTGTCCAGGTTGAAGACCAACCCCTTGTTCACGCGCTGCCAGAACGCCTCACTGCCGCCGCCGAGTATCTTCTCTAGGTTGTCGAGGTCGTTCCACACGCACTTCAACCGAGGTTGCCCGTACACCGTTTCGTCCAGCACGTCACACGCCACGTGCAGGATGCGCGTGTAGTGCACGTTGCTGCTGACGGTCTTCCGTGTACCACTCGGGTCGGTCCGGTTCAACTGGTACGTCGTCGGCAGCCCAAAGCGCGTGCTCGCGGGGTCCGCATCCCACGTCTGGATCGGCAGGTCATCCTCTCCGTACGGCTGAAGGTAGACTATCTTCTCCGGGGTCAGAGAGTCGGGCAGCGGCGTGTCCATCGTGCCCGGCGCGCCGATGAGGATGCCCGCGTAGCGTCCGATGCCCGCGAGTATGTCCACGCGGCAGAGCGTCGCCCACACGTGCAACCGCTTGTCCAGCTTGACGAATGCCTCCTCGAACGGCGTGCTGATCTCGGGGTCCTCGTCCTCGACTACCTCCACACCGCCGCGCCACGTCGCCCTCGGTGCGGCCTCCACGATGCGCTTCGCGACGCCGTTCCGCTCGTAACGATCGCGGTACTTCTCGACCACCAGTGAGCGGTCGTACCCGAGCGCGTCGTACAGGTCGCGCTTGCCGTGGAAGGACTTGCCCGCGTAGCGGGCCAGGTCTACTCGCGAACCGACACCGCCGACCAGCTCACTCAACACGCGCAATGAGGCGACCTCGTTCGGTGCCGTGGCAGCCGCACTCATCCTCGGCACTAGCTTTCGTCGAAGGCGCTTCTTCATCTACGTCCCCTCAAAAGATGATCCCGCCGCCCGTCTTCAGCACGGGCGCGTGCCGCTCGCGCTCGAGCGCGTAACGGATCGAATCTATGATGTGATTAGAGTCATCGACGAGCACGGGGATGACCTCACCTGTCAGTGAGTCGACCTTATACTTGTAGTTCTGCAACTCGTCGATCGTGTGCTTGCAGCGCGGATGCACGAGGACGTCGAGGTTCTGGATGAACTTGACACCCTCCTCGACGCTGTTCGGTCCCTTCACGCTGGGCTCGATGAGCGGGTAGCCGTGATGCTTCAGATGATCGATGCTCTCGGGCCGCGCGTTGTCCGCGATGATGACATGCTTGCGCGCCTCGCCGCCGTCGAGTCGATCAAACAGGCGCGACGTGTTGTCGAGCCGACAACCGATCTCCCACGCCTCGGCCCAGACGATGAGCGTACGCTTGTGCCGGTAGATCTTCACGAGCGTCGTCGGGTCGTTGGCAAAGCCCCAGTCTCCCCCGTACAGCGGAACCCACGACGGGTCGGGCATCGACGCAAGCTCCTCGTCGGTGAGCACGCGCCAGTTCTTAAAGACGCGCGCCTCGGAGTGCTTTTCGTATCCACCCTCCCAGACGTGCGTAAACTTCTCTGGGTCGTGAACACGGTCCCACTCGAGGTCCTTGCGCGACTCGTCGCTCAGGAACGGGTTGTCACGGTAAGAGCTTGTGATGACGACCGCGCCGGGCGGCGGGCCATTCGGTCCACAGAAGAACTGCTCGACCGGGTCATCGTAGAGATGTGGGTTCCACGAAAACCAGAGTTCGCTGCCCGGCTTGCGGATCGTGGGGCGCAGTAACGTGAGGGAGCGCTCTGAGAACGTCTGCGCCTCTTCCACCCACGCGATGTCGTAGCCCTCGAGAGACTTGATGTTGTTGGCCGTCGTCTTCTGCATGCCGCGGAAGATGATCTGCCCGTCACCCGGCGTCCGGATCTCCGTCTCGAGAGACTCAAAGTGCGCACCTAACTTCCGCTCCGAGATGCGGTCCTCGAGAAGTCGCTTGACCGACTCCTTGAGAGAGTTCTGCACCTCACGGATGCAGACGACGCGCAGACCCGGGATCCACAGCGCGCGTGTGAGGGTCAGGTCGCCGAAGAAGTGGCTCTTCGCACCGCCGCGCCCGCCGCGTGCCGCCTTGTACCGTGAGGGAGGGACGAGTGGCCGAAAGACCTCGGGCGTACCGCAGAAGCGGTGCATGTACGCGTAGGGATCGACGCGTCGGTCTCGCTCTCTAAGAAGCTTTCGTCCGACGATCGGTAGCAGGTCTGCGGACACTAGAGAACCTCTTCCTCTTCGGGAGGAATGTCCTCGGGCGAAAGCTCTCCAGCCTGCAACGCGCGCTCCTGGGCCAGGTTCATGAAGCGGATCATCTGCTGAAGTTCATCGTCGGTAAGATGCTTGACCCATGTGACGCTGTGAACGTTGACGTTGGCCTCGAGTTCGATCTTCGTCTGCTTTGGTACACCCACCCTGTCCAGGATATCCTGCACTGCCTTGAACCGGGTGTCCTCATCCCGAAGCATCCCACGCCCGCAGAGTGGACAGGGGTCGGCGGGCATACCGCGACCACAAGTCTTACAGGGAGTGCGTTGACACTCAGGGCAGGGATCACTCTTATCCTTATACTCTCCTAAGAGTGAGACGAGAACGTTGCACGCGTCGGCCGTACGTGGGATTAGGATCTCGCGCGCGATCTCACGCGCCTCGCGGGTCTTGTGGTTGACCATCCCCGGCTTAAGCCCACCGGAGCGACGGGGATCGGGGCCAGGCTTAAACGCACCGACGGGGATTCGCTTAATTGAAGAAGATGAGGAAGGTTGGGAGGACTCTGAAACTTGTGCGCTCTCGAGCGTCGCCGTGAGCGTCTGACCCAAGTGCCGTCCCTCGTGCCACTCGCTCACTCTTGGTTGCTTGGACTCGTCTAGGTGGTTCTCCTCCGACGGATAGATTGTATCAAGGTCGGTTTGAGCATGTCAACAGGAAACTGGATGAACCAGACCTGAAAATCGTCTAGGAAACTTTCTACACTTATTACACTTTGTTTCCAACCCTAGAGAAAATTAGGTACCTATGAATCGCGCGAGTTGGAAAATAAGTGTAGAAAGACCAGAAAGTTCTGCACTAGACGAGTCAATCACTTACGGCCATCACTTTCTGCCCCCTGGTATACACGTTCTCGGTTTCTGGATACTCTCCGACGACTTCTCTTTGAACGTCATTCTTCACTCTTAAAACCTAGGTCTCCCTGCACAGATCTTAGGCACCATCTGTGTTCATAACTCGTCTCGATGGGCGTAAAGAAGAGCCCGTCAGTGACCCGTTCCTTATGTCGCATGAGCCATCTTCCGACGCTTCTTCCGCTCCAGACTCCCTTCGGGTTGATCTCGATGAATCGCATCTTCAGCAACCCGATGGTTTCAGATGAAGTCGAGTTCTTCTCGACCTCTCCGACCGTCACCTGTTTCTTTTGATACGCCTGGTGCCACAGTCGGACGATGTCGACGAACTCTTCCCGTTGTGGGTCGCCGTTGTAGATGGACTGTCTCGTCTCAAGTGGGTCGGCCTCTCCGAGCCAGACGAGCGTCCCTCTCACAAACTCCCAGTCCTCGAAGGAGCCCATCGCGCCTAACTTTCCATCCATGGGACGATCCGCCTCGTGGTATGCCCTGAGCATCGTCAGCGCCGCACATACCATCTTACGGCGGTCTCGACGCGTCTCGGCCTTCGGACAGAAGTCAAACTTGCGCTCATCGGGCCTTTCCATCTTGGCGTCGATGCGGGCCACCACCGCACGGCGCGTGACGTCCCCGGCAAACACCAGGTTGTTGCCCGAGGCCAGCACCAGCGCGGTCGTCGGCAGGACGCGGCGTTCACTCTCTCCGAGGATCCGGGCCTGTACCACCTCCTGTGTCAGCAGCGAACAGAGGAAGTCTCCCGTGAGTGGAAGTTCACAGTTGTCGAGGTGTATGACTGGGTCACCGTAGTGTAGGACGGTCGCCAGTCTTTTCTCATCCTCCTCTGTGGTCTTTCCCTGGCTCATGGCCGGTGGCAGCGCGCCCGTCGCGAAGATCCCGATGGTCTCAGACGTCAGTGACTTTCCCGTGCCCGGCGTCGGTGAGTCGAACGCGTGAAGCGGCGCGGTTCGTAGGCTGGTGCGGATGAGGGCCGTCAACATTCCCGACGCCACTACGGCACGTGACGATGCGTTGATAAACGGCATCTTGCGGAACGGGTTCATCAGCGCCTTTAGGGCCGCCCGCGCGTCGTCCACCGTGGGCCGCTCAGGCACAGGAGGGAACTCACCCGACGCGATGTTGACCAACAGCCGACTCTCGACGTCGTATCCCGGCGCCTGGATGAGCCGGCCGTCGAGCGCGATCGTGGGGGTTCCCACCACGCCCCGCAACGCCGGGAAGCGCCACTCTCCGTTGCGGTGCAACAGCGTCCGGGCGTAGACGGCCTTGGGATCCACCGAGGACTTGACCGGCTGGCCGCCGATCTTAGTTACCTTGACCCAGCGCGCCGTCCGGTTGAACTGTTCGGTGAGCCACGTCTCGGTCACCGGTACCAGCACCACCGCGTCGTCGTCTCTCTTTACGTCCGTCTCTTTCTTAAGAAGCTGTCCGACGCGGCAGGGGCGCATGAGTTCTCCGCCCCGGTGGTATATCTGGCAACCGGAGGCCAGCAGCGCGGCCTCGGCGGCGTCCACCACCTGGCTGAGGCGTCCGGCCCGTGCCACGATCTCGACTCGCGTGTCCGGTGTAGGTTGCGGGGTGTCCATCTTGGAAACTCGTCTCTCTAGCGTGCGGGTTTACTCTACGCATGATAAGACTCATATCTCGTCCAAAAACCTCGCGAACGACAGTTGCGCGTCGGTCCACTCTGCGTCTTGGGCCTCGGCGACCTCGGTGTCGGTGAGGTCGCCGCTTACCACCTCTACCTTTTCATCCTCCGTCCAGTCCTCCGGGCCTCCCACGTCAAGCAGGTGGCCGACCTCGAAGTCTGGGAAGTTCTTCTGTACAGCGACGCGTACCGCGTCGGCCGTCAGTCCCGCCTCGAACAGTTGGCAGATGAGCAGCCGTGGGTCCCCTACCCGTCGTACCACGTCCGGCCGGTCTGCCAGGCGCGACGACCGACGTAGGTAGCGCTCCAGCTCGGTCGGGGTGATGGGCGGCCGGCAGCGCGCCGCGTTCTCGACGTGACACGTGGCGATGGCCGCGTCGACGCTCAGGCCGCGCAGTTGGAGAGAGCGCAGCAGCCTAAACATGACCTCATGACGCTCTCCCGCGCACACCATCGCCGGGAGCGCGAACGACGCGCCACCCGCGGTGACGCCGCGTTCATTCATCGGGCGGTCGTCCCACGCGAACGTCTCGACCGGGAAGATCGGGACGTCCTCGATCCGCCACGACCAGGTCCGGGCCGCGTATCTGACCCCAGATGGGTGTATCGAGTCCGGTCCGATAACGTACTGGCCGGAGTGCCGGAACTCCATCGTCAGGCCATTCTGGTGGACGTAGTGCGGCGCGTCGGCCCGTACCAGCCGGTAGTAGCGGTGGACGCCGCGCGCCGTGTCGACCATGAACGCCGTCGCGGGCGCGTGGGCCCGCGCCCACTCCTCCGCGGCCGGCTCGTCCGTGTCGAGGACGCCCAGCAGTCCGAGCCGCACGCCGTAGCTTTTGAACCCGGCGGCCCGCGCGGGCGTGCAGCTAAAGTCGTCCCACGATGGGCAGGCCGGCTCCTTCGAGCCGTCCTTGATGGGAAAGACGCCGACGCCGTTCTCAAGGAACCAGAGCCGTGAGTTCACGGGTGCCACCGCGTGAGGTTTCCCGCTTCTTTCCAGTGGTCTCGTACGAGTCTTTCATCTGGAGAACTGCATAACCATCCAAAATACCACCTATGATCTGGTGGGCATTCAGAATGACCACACGGAAGTTGGATCATGAAGTCTGGAACCCATCCTATTAGGTCAATCGGCTCATATTGCCATTTCCAATGAAGTAAGCCAAAGAACGCTGCCCACGTGGCCTCGAGTCGACTCCTAAACTCAACACCTGCGTAGCGGGTCTTATGCGCTTTAACCCGATAGTCCACGTGGTCTCCCTTGAGAATGTGCCGGTCTCTCCCGGCCGTCACGCCTAGCGCTCCAGACCTCTCGGTCACGTGTCCCCGGCGTTCGGGCGCTGTGTTTAGTTCTAGTCCATCGTCACCTCCCTCCTGGGCCTAGGGAGAAACTTCTACATCTCGCTTTCGGCACCCTCCGCGTCGGGGTCCACCACCTCGGCCTCTACCTCTCGGTCGACGGTGATGGTGCGGTCCTTGATGGCCTCGAAGATCTCCCTCGCGACCTCACGGTCCGCCGTGCCGAGCCACCCGGCGTTGTCGACCTTGAACGAGGCGAAGGTCCCCTTCTGGTTCGTCGTCATGACGGCCTGCAGCGAGTACACGCCGGCGTACACCGGAAACGCGCCCCGCTGCTTAATGAGTGTGTTGAACAGCCACGCGGTGGGCAGTCCCGAACTCTTAAAC